GTCCCATACATCACGATTGACGAAGTCTCGTTCTTGAAGCGCACATGGCGCTGGGATGAGGACGTGGGTGCTTATTTGGCGCCACTGGAGGAAGCTTCCATTGGCAAGAGCCTGACCAGAGTGGTCGCTTCAAAGACCATTTCCGCAGAGGCTCAAGCATGTGAAGTGCTGAAGAGCGCCCACATGGAGTATTTCAACTACGGGTGGGAGATTTTCCACCAAAAGGATAAGATGATCCGAGAAATCATGGATGAGTGCGATTTGTGGCCGCACACACACATGGACAGATACCCAACCTGGCAGGAGTACAGGGATGGGTTCTGGCGTCGATCAGCTTAGGCTGGTCACGGGCTAAAGCTATATAGTCCGCAAACCAAAATGTAGCGTGTTAGTCTAGTTACTGTATGTTTATTTGTTTTACATTTGGAATTAGCGTAAGAATGGAGTCTAACACCAACTCGCCAGGGCGATCCCCGAAGTCCGTTTTTACGGAAGACACAGGCTAGTTGTCAAATAAATGTTCCCAGGTTTAATAATGAGTTTAAAATTGCCTGGTTAAATACCAACTCGGAAATACCGAAAACAAAGTTAAAGCGTTGGAGGCCCGCATTGTAGGCCTCACTCGCGTCCTAGCGCAGCTTGAGCAGGACGTTGATTTCATTACCAAGTATATACATATTGTGCAGGAAGATACATTGCACATTCCACCCATGACAGCACAGAGCGCAGATGTGGTCTCCGAACAAGTTGAGACTGTGATTTTCCATGACACGGAAGTGGGCGACACCGCAGGATTGGCAACGTCCGATGTGGCATTTATCGAGGATGATTTCATTGATGAGGCTTCGTTGGCACAGTTCCTTTCTAGGCCTGTTCGCATTGCCACCACCACGTGGCTTGAATCGGATGCTGCTACAACTACGAAGTTCACGATCAACCCATGGCAATTGTTCTTCAGTGACCCACGCATTAAACGCAAGATTGATAACTTTGCTTTTCTGCGCGCGAACCTGAAGTTGAAGGTGTTAGTCAATGCTTCACCCTTCTATCATGGTTACGCATTGGTTGCGTATCAGCCACTGCCGAATTTCACACCTAGCACGCTCACAACAGACGCAGCCTTGGCGCGCATTCAGGTATCTCAGCGACCGCACTTGTGGATAAATCCGCAGGATAACCAAGCTGGTGAGATGACACTACCCTTCTTTTGGCCCGAGAATTGGATTTCTGTTAAGCAAAACGCAGATTTTTCACAGATGGGTACACTTCAGATGCGTGCTTTTACATCATTAGCGAGTGCCAATGGCACTGTCGGTTCCGGAGTATCCGTGCAAGTCTTTGCATGGGCAGAGGATGTTAAGCTATCG